ATCTTCACAATCAATAGCAGTTTGAATATCAGCATAATCATCCCAATCTAAACTAAAAGCATATGATTTATATGCTAATTCTGTATTGATTGGTGAATTACTATTTTGTAATGGATCTGTAGTACCACTTTCGTTCCATCCATATTCTCTAATATTAGGTACTAAGAAATAACCTCTTTTTATTGGTTCGGATAATTTTGGCGATTGATTCCATTTTATTTTAAATCTATATTTACCCGCGGTTGGTATACCTTTACTTGAGTCGTTTGATATTATTCTCTCCCCAAATTCGTTTGTAACGACATAATCCAAATTCATTGGTAAATCAATTAACCAAGTACCTTCATCATCAATAACTTGACCTCCTTGTTCCAAATCATAAGTTTCAAGTATTGGTCTTCCATTTATATCTAAATCAGGTGTTTGTCTTATTGCTAAAATTTGTCCAGGACCTGTAACTAAATTACACAATTCACCTTGTTTTAATTTTGGTTTACAATTTCTTTTTTGAAATTGGTCATCATTAGATGATATTAATGACCCCATAAAAATGGCAGTTGGGGTTATATTAATATTTGACTCCGCAGTTAAATCAAAATCTAATCTTGTTATAGATAAATTACATATTTCAGGTTCACCCCATAAAGGGTCAACATATACATTACTATTATATGATATTAATTGTACAAGTTCATTAAGATTTGTAGATGACCTAAATTTATTTCCAGCTACTTGGGATTCTGTAGCAATCCCCATTCTTATTAAATCTTGTGGTGACAATGAAAATTCACCAATATCGGATAAATCAACATCAATGTGTACTAATTGGTCTCCAATTGGTACTCCAAAAATCATAAAATCACCACTATCGTTTGTTAATGCGGTGTATTTATAATATTTGTCAAAAACTTCAATATAATTTTGATTAGTCAATACATCTTCACGACTAAAAAAAGTACCCACTGGTACGTGTCCACTATGTGATTTAGTATATGGTAATAAATTGTATCTATACCCATCTTCATTTAAATCTTGTACTGTTCTATATGGGTATAAATCAGAGATTATAGGATTTTGACTATCTTGGTCGGTTAGTGGTGTAAATACGGAAACTTTAACGTTTGGTACACCAAAACCATTATTAACAGTAACTCTACCAACAATAACCCCATAATCTGAACATCTTCTTTGATATACTTGATTCTGTAATAATTTTATAGATAAAATTTCTAAAAATTCAAAATCTTGTTCTAAATTTACTTTTATTGATTTATCAACACCAACTTTGGTTCTTATTCTATATGAGTTAGACATTAAAATACATTTTTAGATAAATAGTTTATTAACCAATTTCTAAAAAGTATAATTTTATTTTAAATAAAGTGTATTTAAAATATTGTATTTATTAACTGAATGAAACATTTGTCAAATTCCTAACTCTAACAATAATGTCAGTTTTGGGGAATCTTACTTGATAAATTTGTGATGGTTCAGCAAATAATGTATCATCAATCAATTCAATTTGTTTAGTTTCAGTATTCAAATATCTTTGAGATGTTTGAGATGACGAATATTGCCCTCCAACTAAATTATACACATCAATATCTGAAATAGAGATAACCCCATTTTGATTTTGAATTAAACTTTTTAATTCCGATATAAAGACATTCTGCCCCATTGTTCTATTACTAGGACTAAAGAAATTTGACGTAATGTTAATTATTTTTGTTATCACATCTCCTTGATTAATACTATTATCCAATGTTACGAATATCTCTAATTTTAAATCAATAACTGAACCATTCTCAATTGTGATATAATCGTTTATCATTCTATAGTTAGATAAGTAATTCGCAACATTACTTAATAATGTATTAGAATTTGTTTCACTTAAAACACCAGATGAGTCATATGATAGAATTTTAATTCTTATTTTATTATTTTCTTCTAATACTGCAACTTTAGCTGGAGCCCCAAATTGACTCGGCATTGTTCTTATTAAAGAATTATAATCATTGATTGTTACCGCCCTATTTTGTGCCGCAAAATTAAAAGATACATAATTTCTAACTTCTTCAGTTGTTGGTAAACCAGCCCCACCAATTGCAGCAGTAACATTTTTAACACTTAATGAATTAATAGTATTAGTATTTTGTGTAATACTTGGTCCATTAACCAAAAAAGTAACAGTGCCAATTTGTGTAATTACATTTACACCTAAATTAGAACTAGTTCCACCACCAACTCTATATTGTATGAATAGTGTTGAATTTGATTTCAATGTACTACCTAATCCTAAATTATTTGAATACTTGTATAAATCTAAAGGAGTACCATTTCTTGCAAAATCTATTAGTTGTTCATCAGCTGATTGAGTCCCACCACCAAATGTAAGTTTTAAATATCCCTCTGGTGTATATTCTGTAATAAATTTAGTTGATGTTTGAATATAAGTTCCTACTTTAATTCCAGGTCTATCAGACACCTTTGTTGGGTCTTCCACAAATATTCTATCGTCAACTAAAGCTTTTACTTCATACCAACGATTATCCTTCCCTAAAAATTCTTGAGTTGTTGGTACTGCACCATAATTAACCCCATCTTTTAATAAGACACTTGTAACACCTAAAACATTTCTTTCAGGTAAAAATAATTCAAAAAATGGTCTAACATCATTAGCAGTAATAACTCGTTTAAATACTTTAGTTATACCATTAACAACGGTTTCTAATTTGGTTATTTCATAATCTGATATTCTTCCTTCAGCATTTCTAATTGGTATTATAGTTCTATTAGTGAAACCATCCGCATTAAAATCCGAAGCAAAATCAATATCATATACAGTTTCAAATACTTGTCCGGCTCCATTAATTTGTGCCCCTCTTTGTAATACACCACAATACCTCAAATCTTCTTTATCACCAATTGCGGGTACAATAATTCTAAATTCAACATTCGCAACCGATGGTCTTTGACCTGGTATTTTTAACCCATAAGTCCTAGCTATATTATATATTGATGCTCTTTGTTGTGCAAATTGTAATACAGTTTCTTGTATACTCCTATCAATATTAAATTGTAGATTATCTGTAACCGCAGCATTTAAATCCAATAAAGCTGAAAATATTGATGCGTCATTAAAATTGTCAACAACATCTGGGTAATAAATTCTAGTGAAATTTATTAATTCAGTTCTTATTTGTTGAAAATCCCTTGTTGTATATGATATTTTCTTGTTTGCCATATTTTTAAATGTTAAGTATTATGAAATCTGATTGATTAAATGTTCCATCAGTGATTGTATAGTCAATTCTAATTTTAGCTGTATGTTCAGCATTTGCTATATTTGGAACCGTAAAAACTTTTTCATTGTTTTCGTCCACATATGAACCTTTATCTTCCAAACCATCTGACGCTGGTGAAATTTTTATTTGATTTATAATTAAATTTGGTATATATTCTTCAACCGAATCTATAATTTCAGACTCAATATCAGAAAATGTTAAACCATCTAAAGGTTCAAATAAAAATTCTAATAATCTAGTCCCAAAATTAGGTAAAAAATATCTAGTACCTTTTCTTGTTAATAATAAATGAATTAAATTACTCCTAATTTCATCATTAGCAGTTTCTGTTAATCTAAAATAAGTTCCTTTAATAGAATCCAAAAAAGGAAAACTTATACCATAATAAATTCCATCAGCCATATTGATAAATATATGTCCTATTATTTTTCAATAAATACCATAAAACAAAAAATCACGACATTTTGTCGTGATTTATTATTTTAAGATCCACAACTGAAACAATTGAATGGTGAATCAATTGGTTTACTAATCACATCAACGTGTGGTAATGTTGGAGTTACTTTTGGTTTATCTATTTTTGATATATCTACAGCCAAATGTTTTGCACCAGTTGATATTGCCTTAGTCCTCACATAATAACACAATGTTTTCAATCCTTTTTGCCAAGCGTGGAAATGTGATGAAGTAATCTTTGATAAAGTTGGATTACCCATATATATGTTCATTGATTGTGATTGGTCAATAAAAGGACCTCTATCTGCCGCCATATCAATCAATTCTCTCTGTGATATTTCCCATATTGTTTTATACTTCTTCATTAAATATTCAATCCTTTTAACTTTAAAGTTGTATTTCTTATCTTCAGTGTCTAAGTAATTGTTGAAATTTATATTTTGAATTGACCCTTCATTTAGAATGATTTCATTTTTCAAATCTTCTCCCCAAATTCCAAGTTTCTCAAAGTCAGCAATTAGATATTTGTTTACAATCATAATCTCACCACCCACTACTCTTCTATTAAAGATTGCTGAATGTGCGGGTTCAGTCATTTCATAAGAACCTGTTATCTTAGCAGAACTCGCAACAGGCATCTGTGCAGTAAATAATGAATTACATACACCATAATTTATAACATTTTCTTTCAAATCATTCCAATTCCATCTTCCAGATAAATCTGATTCTGTTAATCCCCACATATCAAATTGGAATATACCTTTTGACATTGGAGAACCTTCAAAGAAGTCGTATTTTGGATATTCACCATCGTAAGCTAATTTATTACTTTCACTAATTGCAGCATAATAAATTGTTTCAAATATTTCTTTATTCAGTTTCTTAGCTTCTTCAGAGGTAAACTCATAATCCATTAGATAAAATACATCAGCTAATCCTTGAGTTCCTATGGCGATTGCTCTTTGTTCTCTACCACCTTTTTCCCCTTTATTCGTTGAATAATTATTGATATCAACAACTTTGTTCAATGCTCTCACTACTTTACAAGTTTCGTTATAAAGTTCCTCAAAATCAAATTGTGCATCGTGTACAAAGTTCTTTAATACCATTGAAGATAGGGTACAGATTGCTGTAGTTTTTTCATCAGTATATTGATAAATCTCATTACAAAGATTTGATTGTTTAATAACCCCAATGTTTTGATGATTTGTCTTTTTA